ACAACAAATCGCAACACAACAACCCACAACACAACAAAAACGTGGTATAACTATCTTGCAGCGCAGCGCAGCACTCTAATCAATACAACTAGAATCGAAAGGAGTACAATGCAACGTAGAAGCAGAATTGGACGTCGCGTATATACGACCAAGTGTCACGTCATCATGTACGACGAGAACAACGAGCGCAAAGAGTTCGATTACGACATCGTTGGCAATTACAACGATATCGAGCGCGCCAACAATAAAATCTCTAAAGAGCTTGGCACTAACCGTATCGCCGTGTCCAACATCACTTGCGAGTCCAAGTACTACTCTATGCCCATGTCCGAGTTCGTAAAGTACGCCGACCAAATCAGCGACTAATAACTAACAACGAAAAGGAATCAAAATGTCTGATACCGCTATCGCCGCCGTCGAGACCCACACCGTCACCGTTGCCGACAACGACAATGCCCTGAACATCCCCAACGGTTACATCTGCACCGTTGACCGTGAATCCCGCGAGGGTACAATCAAGATTGCGAACGCTCTTTCCGATGCTTCTTCTCTCGCGGCTCATGGTGACGAGCATTTCCACCTCGTGGACGTTATCACCACGCCTGGTGTTCGCACCCGCACGGGCGAGGAGTGCATCAACACTTATCTTATTACTGCGGAGGGCGAAATCCTTATGTCCCAGTCCAACGGCATTGCCCGTTCCGCGCAGCAAATCGTCGGTCTCTTCAACGGCGATTTCGGCGAGGAGGGAATCGAGGTTGCCGTGGTCACTAAGGAGCTTCGCAACGGAAATTCCCTCAAGACGCTCCATTTCTTCGCGTAAGCGAATATAAACGTTTTAAACAGTAGGCGAGGAACCTACAACAAGGGTTCCTCGCCTTTATCTTTAGGAGCCATGTATGTGTATTTGCGAGCTTATTAATAACATAGCGAACAAGACAATCTCTGTTTATATCTATGATTCAGATGAAACTTTGCTTTCCGGCCCTGTTAAAGCGTTTCGTCACTCTAAAGACTCGCGAGTAATCGATATGATTGATTTCGATTACGAGAACGAATGTATTGATATATATCTTGCGTAAAGCGGATTAAGGAGGTATCGAACTCAAATGAACACGCTAAAAGAAGAGCTACATACCTCAAAAATGACCTTCAATTTCTGTCTAATCACGCTTCTTATCCTCGCGCTCATAATCATCTTCACAGCGCGTCTACCTGAAGCACCACAGAAGCTCACTATTTATGACAATTATTGGAACGTCAAACAAACCTACATCGGCCATTTCCGTATTTATAAAAACGGCGAAATCTATGATTTAGATAACAAGACGTGGCTTGTTGTCGGCGGCGGAAACCTCACTCTTGAGAAGGTGACCGACCGTGCCGAGTAAAAAAGGAACAATCGGTTACGTTGCCCGTCAAACCCGTGTAAAAGGCACCCGCGCTCTCAACTACATCTACAAGCAACTCAAATCAAGCAAGCTATCTCCAGTTCAACGTCAACTTACCAAGGCCGCTGCGAAGCAGCTCACAGAAGCCATCGCAGGCTCGTATTTGGGGCGTGGCAAGCAGACAAAGCGACTTGTACAAGGTGTGCAAGAGAACGTCGCTAAAATCGAGTCCATGGTGCTCAACACAAAGATGCTTCACGGCAAGTATGGAGCCGCCAACTTCGCTACGCAACAGATGCTCAACATGGCATCGCGAAGCTATAAAGGCGAGGACGCTGCTTTGAACGCGGCAGCGAACCCAAGCCCGTACAGCAGGGAACAGGTAAAGCTTTTCTACAAATCAACTCAACGTATCTGGCAGAACGACTCAGGGCCAACCGATACGGCTCAAATCAACCGCAAAATCATGCAGTACTTCAAAACACCTTCACTTGAAGAGGCTTTTAATAGAGCTATGTCTAACCCGTCAGTGAAAGCCCAGTTAGAGATAAGCGAGAACATAGGGCAGCACGGCGAGTTGGATTTATCTGATTTGTCCACGGATGCGCAGAAGTTCTACGAAGAGACGTTCGCAGCCGACAACGACCAGGAGTCGCAAAGCTCGCCGACATATCTTCGCGCGGTTGTACAGTTCGACCCTGATAAGTCCTGGAGGGAACAGGTTGAATGAAGAAGGTGAAAAGGAACTACCGGATATGCGCGGTTTACGACACTGAGACTTGCAACATAGGCAAAGGGAACTTGACCAGGGCATATCCAATTCTTTTCATCGACAACGATATTAGGAACGTCGATTTATCAGAGTACGAGACCGTGCGAGACGATAAGGTGAGGTTCTACCGTAGTGAAGACGAGTACTTATCACGGTTAGAGGAATACATAGAGTGGGGTCTTTTCTTTAAGGTTGTCCCAGTTATATGCGCCTATAACCTTATGTTCGACCTGCAACCGCTTATGGAGAAGATGAGCCGCGACTACGACATAAGCGCGAACGCGCAATCAAGCACGAACGTGTACACGTTGGATTTAATCGACAGGGAAACAGATAGGACTGTGCTTAGGTTTTGGGACACGTTTCATTTGGAGATGCGGGGCCTAAAGGCGATGGGCGAGACGTGCGGCTTGCCAAAAGCAACGGGGGATTGGGACTATTCGTTGGTAAGGACGCCGCAAACCCCGCTGACGGATACAGAGCTTTACTACGCTGCGCGAGACGTGCAGGTTATTCCGGCGTACTTGAAATACCTCTTGCACGCAAACGAGTGGCTTACCCAGGATATGTTAGGCAACCGCGTACTCACAAAGACCTCGCTTGTAAGGCAAATGGCTAAACACACGATTGCCCCTCTTAGGGTCGACAAGAAAAGCGGTAAGAAGCTCACGCTTGAGAAGGCTTTCACAAAGCTATGTGAAGCTGAGTTACCAAAGACATTTCAGCAATACTGCTTGCGCAAAGGGTGTTTTCGTGGCGGGTTCACGTTCACGGCGGCGGCAACCGCGAACGAGGTTGTGCATAACGTGGCATCGCTCGACGTGACCTCGATGCATCACACGTTCATCAACGGTCGTTACGTGCCTTTGGGTTTCAAACCAGTTCTACCCGGCTTACTTGAAATCGACTACAACGAGATTATGGCGATAAACAGAAAAAATGTTCTTAACATCTACCATAAACCCTTTAAACACGCTTTCCATATGGTTATAAGGCTAAAAAACATACGTTTACGTAAAGGCAGCTGCTTCGATAAGTGGGGAATCGCATTGGAATCGTCTGCCAAGTTCAAGAAGGAGGTAGCCCCTGGTTTGGATTTCGGGGAAGACCCGAGGAACGCGGTTCAAGAGAACATAGTTAAGGAGTTCGGTTTTTATGACAAATACGTAGACGCTGAGTTCGCTTTCGGAAAGCTTTACAGCGCACGAGAGGTTACCATGCATGTGAACGAGATTGAGCTGTGGTGCATGGGACGGGTTTACGAATGGGACGAACACGAGATATTGTTTGGCGAGGACACGTGCAGTTGGAAGGTACCACCTGATTACGTGACACTTCAATCGAACATACTTTATGAAATGAAGAACGACGCTAAGTACATCAACAACCATTACAAGCAGGGTGAGCCGTATCCGTATGAAATAAAGGGAACCATACCCGATGGAATCGCAGCGTCTTTGAAAAACGGCACGTGTACGGCACAGTTTTTTGAAGCTTGGTATGTCTCAACAGTTAAAGGTCAGTTTAACGGCATCTACGGGACGCAAGCCCAGGACGTTTACAAACCTTCATACAAATGCGAGCAGGGTGAACTCATGATTGACCACGAAACGGAAACGACCCAAGAGAATTGGGAAGAGAAGCAGCCAAAGACGTGTAAGGTCTTCTACAACTACGGCATGAGAATCGTTGCCGGTTCCCGCATGCACTTGATAATAGCGATGGAGCTTCTATACGACTATTTCGGTGACAGGGTACGGGTAACAGGTGGAGACACCGACTCTATGAAAGTAGCTTGCGACGAGGACGTTACCGACGATGAGTTGCTTGCAGCGCTAGAACCTATTGCCAAAGCGTCGAAAAGCGCAATCGATGTGTGCATGGAACGCTTGCGTGCGCAAAGACCGGAACTCGCAAGCGACCTTAAAGGAATCGGTTCCTTCGATATAGAGGGTGCAATCGGTGGTGACAGGTGGGAGAACCATATGGAAGCCTGGAACAAGGCCCGTGTATCGGAGTGTGGAGGTCACTCCCATATCACGTGTGCCGGACTTTCAAGGCCAGAAGGTTCATACACTATAGAGGACTTCATAGACGGCCTTTTAGCAGCTGGAAACGACGTGGAGGACGTGTTTCATAATGTGCTCGGTTACAACGTTTCGGTATCGAACGGCGTTTCACATGCCTTGGAGGGGCACAAGCCGAAAGCTTCTGACGTGTACGATGCTGACGTTACCGATTACTTGGGACACACCTATAGAGTTCGTGCGCACGAGTCCCAGGCGCTTTACCCGACCGGGCGCGTTCTCGGTGAGACCTCGAAGATAAGCAACATGCAGAACGTTTTATACCTTGAGAGGAAATACGACAGGCGCGTGACAACGGAGCTTAGGTATCTTTACAAAACGGACAACGGCCCCGTGGTACAAGCCTACACTGAATACGGTATGCAGACGATTATGAAGGGTTCCGACAATGGCTAGATTCAAGAAACGCGTGTCGTGCGACTTAATCGATTCGGACGGCTTCGTCGTGGGACGCGCCTACGCGCTCAATTCAGGCCTTAACGACCGGTTTTGCACCATGGCTTTGAAAACGAACGAGTTGAGTTTGGGGTCGTTCGACATGAAAACAGGTGAGTTCGAGGATGTAATCGTTTTCAACGAGGACGATTTATTGGACAACAGCGAGGATTATTATGAGTCGTAAAGTGATGTTCAAGCGTTTCAGTTATCTTGTTTGCAACGAGAAGGGGCAGGAACTCGCTAGGTTCGATGCGGTGGATGGGCAGGATGAGGAGCTTCTGCGCGTAATCGACCTAATCCGTAACACGATGCATCGAGTGTTCGGCGATTGCTACATCGTGAAGGTGGTGGAGTAGATGTATTACCGTGCTTACAAGAACCTTAAAGGGGATTCGCAGGAACTAGCGGATGAATGGGCCAGGTTCAAGAACGATATGCTGCACGCCGAGTCCAAGTACCCGCTGCATGCGGTGAACGCCTATCTGCCTAAGAAGATTCGTAAAATCCTTGACGGTTACGTGTACGCCTGCAACCCCGATTATCTGTGATGTAAATGGCTAAAAAGGAACCTAAATACTACGATTGGGAGAAAACGCTCTCTTACGACGCGGACGTTACCATGGTCATCGGCGCACGAGGTCTAGGCAAGACCTACGGGCTTCGCTGCCAGTTCATCCGCGATTACATAAAGGACGGGTCGCGCTTCGTTGAGGTGACCCGTTTCAAGAACGAGCTTGCAGGTGTGTCTGACGGGTATTTCAACCGCGTGGAGCGTGAATTCCCGGATTACATTTTCAGGACGGACGCGAGATACGCGTATATAGCGCGTAAAGACGAGCGCAACGAGGCTAGGAAGCCAATTTGGCAGACAATAGGCTACTTCTGCGCGCTATCGGACGCGCAGCAATATAAGAAGAGGACGTTTGACAAGGTGAAGCGTATCGTGCTCGATGAGGCAGTCATCGAGCGGAGCGACCGTTACCATAGATATCTCCCAAACGAGTTCTCAAAGCTAGCGAACCTCGTTGATACCGTGTCGCGCGAACGAGCCGACACCAAGTCTTTGCGACCTCGCGTCTACCTTCTCGGAAACGCATGCGACATAGCCAACCCATACTTTGCCGCATACCGAGTGACCACGAAGTTGCAATATGGTTACATGTGGTTCCGAAACAAGACGTTCCTCCTGCATTACGTCGAGTCCGGCAAGTACGGACAGGAGAAGCTGATAGGCACCGTTGCGGGTCGCATGATGGCTGGCACCGAGGAAGCCGAGGTGGCGGCTGGCAACGCTTTCGTCTCCGAGTCGGAAGAGTTCGTGGAGAAGAAGCCTAAAAGCGCCAAGTACATGTTCGGAATAATCATGAACGGGAAGAGGTTCGGCGTTTGGGTAGACCTGTCCGAGGGGCTTTACCATGTGACGCATTATTTTCCCAAAGACCCTACCAGGCCTGTGTACACGTTGACGGCAAGCGATTTCGGCGTGAACTACGTTATGGCAAGGCGTGCCGAACCCGTCATGAAGACGTTCGCGGAGATGTGGTGCATGGGGCTTGTGCGCTACGCCGACGTGCAGACCAAAACCGATTTCGCGGAGGTCTTGAACATGTTCGGTATCAAGTGATACATTTATTTAAGCAGGTGTTCTTACGGTTCATGTAAGCGCGGGCGTGCGGTGAAATGCCTTGGTTGGTACGCACACCCGGTGTCGGTTACTCCCGTAAGCCCAATTGAATCGTAAAGTTGCGTCTGCTATATTCTAGGGTGTCGCTACCGTCCTTGACGGGAACCGCGACACCCTTGTTTTGTTTGGATAGGAGACAACCCATGAACGAGAACGAGAACGAGAACGAGAGAATCGAGCCTGACGAGAACGGCGGCAACGTTGAAGAGTCCGCGCCGGAGGATGGCGGCGGTGTCAACGAAACGCAGGCGCAAAGCGGCGTCTATGACGCGGTTATGAGCCTTTTGCAGGAAGTGAAGGCCAACCAGGCGCAGATGCAGGCACAGATTAAGTCGCTCTCGGATTTCCGTTCCGTAATCATCGACTCCGGCGCTACCGTGCGCGAGTCGAACGCCGATGATTACGAGCAGACTTCAGGAAACGATGGGTTCGTCCCTATCGACGAGCTTGACCTCAACCTTTAGAAAGGACTTGTGAAAATGGCAACCGACAACGTGACCATCGCAGACGCGATTTGGCTCAACGGCACCAACGATTTCCAGCAGCGCATCCCGCGCCCGACGCAGCAGGGTATCGACTCCACCATGAAGGCGCTGTTTGACCCTATGAACCGCAACTATTACAACGAGTTCGTGGATTCGCTTATCAAGCGAATCGGAATGACCTACGTGCATCAGCAGACCTTCAAGAACCCGCTTGCCGCTTTCAAGAAGGCATCCATGCGCTACGGCTCGACCGTGCAGGAAATCGCGGTCAAGTGGGCAAAGGGCCACTCCTACGTGGACGATGCTGAGGACGTTTTCAAGATGCATCGCCCAGACGCGGCGGTTTGGTACCACTCCCAGAACCGACGCGACCAATACGACATCACCGTTAATCAGATTGAGCTTCGAAACGCCTTTACCGCCGACATGGGCCTGAACTCTTTCGTCTCGCAGGTGCTCCGCTCCCCTATGAACGCGGACGAGTACGACGAGTACCGTATCATGCTCCAGCTCATCGCCTTCTATGAGAAGAATTTCGGTTTCTACAAGCACCACCTTTCCGGTGCGCCGTCCGACGAGAAGACGGGTAAGGAGTTCCTTAAGGCCGTGAAGACCTACACGGGCAAGCTCCAGTTCCCGAACACCGTCTACAACGGCGTGCGCCTGCCCGACCTCCCCGTCTTCGCCAAGCCGTCTGAGCTTGTGTTGCTCACGACGCCCGAAATCGACGCCGCCGTCGATGTGGACACGCTCGCGATGCTGTTCCACCTGGAGAAGGCCGACGTGCAGGTGCGCAAGATTATCGTGGACGAGTTCCCCGTCGCGGATTGCGTCGCGCTTCTCACGACAGAGGACTTTTTCCAGTGCCGCGACACGGTTTACCAGACCGACTCGATTTACAACCCCAAGTCGCTCGGCACGAACTACTACCTCAACCACTGGGGTATCTATTCCGTCTCCCCGTTCGTCCCGGCAATCATGTTCACGACCGGTGAGGGCACGTCCACCACTACCGTCACCCAGTCGCTCACGGGCATCACCCTGACCGCCGACCCGGCTACGGCTGCTGCTGGCGAGACCTCTAAGCTTTCCGTCGCGCTCACCGGTACGCTCACACCTGCGGGAACGTCCGCAAACGTGAAGCTCGCCCCTGACGCCTGCACCTACGAGCTTTCCGCAGCCGACAGCGATTCCGCGCCTGTGCAGCTCGCAAGCACCACGCGGGTCGACGATTACGGTGTGCTGCACCTTGGCAAGAACCTCAAGACCGGCACCGTCGTAACGGTCAAGGCAACTTCGACCTACCTCAACCCCTCTTCTTCTGAGGGCGCTCCGCTCACCTCGACCGCCACGGTCACGGTCAAGTAAACGGCGCATGTTATAATTCCCATGGCAGGGACGCGGTAAGGCTCATGCCTTGCCGCGTCCTTTTTTATTTGGAGGTGTGTATGGATTTCCCGCATTTGAACGATACCAAGTTCCCGAACGTCGGAAACGTAGACGTGTACGCATATCAAAACGATTTCGATTACCCGCGATGGAAGCCGAACACAAAGGCGTATCTCGTGAACGTGCGTTGGAACGGGGACTACGCCGATTGCGTCAAGTTCGAGTCCGATGAAGTGCGCGACGATTGGTTCGATGCGCTTGTGGCAAACACAATCGAGGACAACCCGGATTGCGCCGTCACGCTCGATAAGCTTGGAACCAACTTCATACAGAACTTCATCAAGGTACCTTTGCCGTACGACCGCGCGGCGCAGTTCAACTATCTTGTGGTTGACGTACCGGTAATGACGTCCGACGATAATATGCTCAACTACGAGACGCGAGACGGGTACCGTCGTTGGTACTTCTTCATCAACGGGTTCACTTCGCTCGCGCCCTCGACCACGACGCTCACCATCGCTATGGACGTGTGGACTCAGTACATCAATTCCGTTGGGTTCAATTACATGATGCTCGAACGTGGGCATGCCCCGGTCGCTGCAACCGATACCGATGAATATCTCAAGAACCCTATAGACAACTGCGAATACCTTCTTGTGCCTGACGTTGATTTCGGGCGCGGGACGGTGACGCGCGGCGGGGAGTTCGTGCCTTTCGGAAACGGCGAGAAGTACCTTTGCTTCGCGTCCACTTGCACTCCCGCGCAGATAACTGGCGTGGGTAGCGCGGTTTACTCAAGCGACTATTCGTTCACAGACCCCATTTTCTCGGATGCGTCCGACTATCCCGATTCATCAAATCGATGGGGCCGCGCGTACAACGTCTCCGGGTACGGTTACGGCAGCGGCAAGTCGTACGAGAACTGCGCGGTTCCTACCGGGAACTCTTTGACCTCGAACGGTCGCGTGCCCGACAACGTGACCGTCTACGCCGTTCCAACCGGGGACGCAGATGCTTTTTTCTCGGATTGCATGAGGGTTTCGCCCACGTTCTTTAAAACCGTTGTCGGATTCTTCATGGTTGCGAGGGACTTGTTGACGCTCGGCGCGGTGTATACCGTGGCGGGGCACGCCGTGTATGCTTGCACTGGCAGCGCAAAGAAGCTTGCGGACGTGACGCTTACGCGCGACATGTTCGGCTACCCAGAGGAATACCAGAGGTTCGCCAAGCTCTACACGTTCCCTTATTCGGAGCTTGAGGTAACGGACAACAACGGGAAGTCCGCGACTGTGAGAATCGAGGACACGGGAAGCATGGCAGCCAACGCCGTCGTGGCGCTTGCATATCCCTATCTCAACATGCGGCTTTTCCTGGACGGCATCGGCGGTGTAGGCGCAGAATCTTACAAGTGGGCGGATTTGCGCAGCACGAGCGACGAGTCGATTTCCAACGCCGACTGGTATAAGTACTGTTTCGACATGCAAATCCCCATGTACGGTTTGTACATGGACGGGCAGACCTCGTGGGAACTGAACAACTACGCCACTGCGCTCGGCAACGCGCGTGAGTCGGCGCTTATCAACTACCACAATTCCGCGCGTGAAGCCAACAACGCGATGGGCAACGCGCAGGACTCGGCGAACACGAACCGCGTCAACTCGCAGGCAGCAGCGACAACCCAAGAGACGAACGCCGACAACACGGCGAACACCAACCAGACGAACACGAACAACGACGCAACCACCCTATCGAGCAACCATGCTAACGCCCGTTCTTGCGCAACGGACGTTACCGCGACGCAGAACGCTAAAGCGAACGCGGACGCGGCTTCTTTCAACACCAAGTCAACCCAAAACATTCTTACCACAAACGCCGACGCAACCGCGAAAAACGGATATGCAAATAACTTCGCGCATGCCACTACTAAAGAGGAAACGCATACTTCTGTTGCAAACACGGCCCATTCATCTTACGCGGAGCTTGGCGGAGTCGCGGGTCAAGCGTTGGTTGCTGGCGTAAGCGGCTTTTTGACCGCAGGGCCCGTTGGTGCTGGGCTCGGCGCAAGTCTTTCAATCGCTTCGAATGCGGGTCAATTGGCAGGCGCTTTGGTGACGGCGCACAACGAGACCGTTACGGCGCAGTGCGATACAGCGGTCACGTCCCTGCAAACGATTTACAACAACTCCAACGTTACGCGAACGGTTGCATCAAACAACGCGAACAACTCGACAACAATAGAGTACAACAATGCGTCAACGTCCCATTTGGTGAACGCCGCGACGAACACGACCGCTCGCCAGAACAGCTGCGACTCCGCGAACACGGCTAACACGGTCGGCACCATGAACACGAACGCGGCCAACACGGCTTCCATGATTAAGACGAACGCCGCCAATACGCGCTCGACCGCGCACACGAACGCGCAGCGTCTAAGCAACACGCTCAACACCAACGCCGAATATACCGACCGCGCCGCTTTGGTTGCGGCGCAAGATATATTGCGCAACACGCAGAACGGCTACAAGGCCAGGCTTTCAGACTCCAAGCGCAACTCGCCCGTTGTGCTGTGCAGCGCGAGCGGAGACCCCGCGCCTGACTACATGCGCACGCGCGGTGTGCAAATAAAGGTGCGCACTCAAAGCAGGAACGCTATCCGTTGCGCCGGGGACGAGTTCGTGCGCTACGGGTACAGCCTGAACCAGATATGGCACGTGAAGTCGCTCACGCTCATGAAGCATTTTACTTATTGGAAGGCGAAGGATTGTTGGGTGTACGATAAGTGCCAGACGAACGACTCTGCGCAGCGCGGCATCGCAGCTATATTCGAGCAAGGCGTGACCGTTTGGAGCAACCCCGAGGAGATTGGGATGGTGAACCCTTATGACAACTGATGCAGGAAACAGAATCGCTAAAAAGGCGGATGTATACACGGTTGAAGACGGCTCAGGTATATATGTGTTGAACGGTGAGGTGGATGGTCTAAGCAAAAGCAACGACTCGCTTTATATAGGGGATACACCTCAAGAATCGAAAAGAGACGTGAGCGAACTTCTTAAGCTCGACACGTTCCAAGGCATGACCGACGCTGAGATTCAGTCGCTAATCGACTATTACGTGAACCTTGCCAAATCCGACGATGAAGCAACGGCGGTGAAGGCGGCGGCGCAGTCCATGGCAGAGACCGCCAACACAGCGGTTGCGAACGCTATGACGGACGCGCAGACTGTTCTCGACACAATCATCAACAGCGCCACGAACTATCAAGGTGTGAAACCAACGTCCGTCGATGGTTTCCTAACGTCTATTTCGGAGGTTTAAACATGGCACATCGCGGCGGTCGCAACAAGAAGCGCAACGGAACCAACCCCTATTGCAAGGGGTTCGGCCTTAACTATTGGGGAACGCAAGATTACAACACGCGGCTTTACAACTACTACCGCAACATAATGTTGCAGATGGTGACGAACAGGTACAAGTGGGTGAACCTCCCCAAGACGTGCAATGAGAGGTTCCTGAACCTCACGCTCGCATTGGAAGGCGTGGCAACAATCGCATTCCCCGAGAAGCTGCGCGGCACCTTCTTCTCGACAAAGGCGGTGCTTGACTCGCAACCTAACGTATACGACGAGTACCCGCGTTGGCGCTCAATCGGCAATAAAGGATGGAATTTCGAGGTAACGCCTAAAAACGGCGTGCTCGTTTTCGACAACACGACGCGATTCCCCATAATGGAGTCCATCGACCTTTACGCGACGGAGCTTGTGCATATCCGTATGACCAAGAACATGAACAGGTTCCACCAACAGATACCGTGGATTCTCACCGGTCCACAGGAAAAGGTCTACGACATGCAGCAAATCGTCAAACAGGTTTCGGGCGGCGAGCTTGCTATCCTCGGAACCGACGCGCTTTCCTCGATGAAGCCGGAAACGCTCTCTACCGGCGTTCCCTACATCGGGGAGCAGCTTGCCGCTGACGAGCAGTCCGTCTGGAACCGCGTCTACACGATGATTGGCATCGAGAACACGCCGTTTAAATCCGAACGACAGACTGAGGACGAGGTACGTGCTCAGAAGTCCCCCGCACAAATCGTGCGCATGGCAACTCTTTCATCGCTGCGCGACGCTTGTGACAGGCTCAACGACCGTTTCGGTGACTACCTGGACGGTGAGATAGGCGTGGTCTGGAACCAAGACAATTTCAGTGAGAACTGGAACCTAATGCACAACGACCTCGCTTTCATCAAGACGATGAACGAGTAAGGAGGGGAAATGGCAGAAGTTTTCAAGCCTGATTGGGATTCCGTGATTGAACCCGAATTCCATGACGTGGCAACGCTCTCGTTGGGCGAGCTTTACAAAGACGGTTGGTTCGACCTGACCGACCCGTCTTGGGATTTCCCCAAGTACAACGATGAGCAGCACGCGCGGCTTTGCCGTAAAATCCTGAACCACTACTATTCGAGGAACATAGGCGTACTTCCGCTCGCTTGCTGGAAACGCGAGTTTCTGCGAACACTCGACGAGATTATGCCTAAATATATCGCGCTCTATGCGAAGCTCGACGAGCGCGGCGGTGACCTCAACTCGACCGACGAGTATTACAAGGGGCGCGTTGTCTCGTCCGACTACCCGCAAACCCAGCTTGCAGGCAACGAGGACTACGCTAGCGCGGGTCAAGACCGACAGTACGAGCGGGTGCACGACGGAACCGTCCTTGACATGAGTGAACGCTTGCGCGGCTATGACGATGTTGATTTGCAGATTATCAACGACCTCGACCCGCTCTTCTCGTGCCTGTTGACCGTGAACATTAACAATTGGTAGGAGTTGATATGCTTGACTTCATCGATGTTTCCAACTGGAAAAGCGACCTCGACCCGGATTCCGTTTTCCCAAGCGTTGATGCTGTGTTCATGAAGGCCACTGGCGGAAACTATTTCGTCGACAAGACTTGCGACCGATTCGTGCAAGCAGCTAAGCGACTAGGCAAGCCATGGGGTTTCTACCACTACGCACACGACGGCACCTCGCGCACGAGCGCGGAGGAGGAAGCAAAGTTCTTTTGCGACAACTGCGAGAACTATTTCGGCGAAGGCATCCCCTGCCTGGATTGGGAGGAAGACACATGCGACGTCGATTGGGTGAACGCTTTCGTGGCGTACGTTCACGACAGATTCGGTATATGGCCCTGGATTTACGCCAACCCCTGGAGGTTCAACCAAGGTGGGGTAAACCAGGATTGCGACCGTTGGCTCGCTAGCTATCCGCAGGTGTCCCATCCGACTTTCGACTTCGCGAAGGGTTATGCGAACAAGCCGGATGCGGACGGCCCTGTTTGCGCCTGGCAGTTCTGTTCAGACGGCATCGTTGCAGGTTATAATGGTATCCTGGATTGCAACCTCTTCTTTGGGGACGTTGCCGCCTGGAAAAGCTACGCGTTGGGGCATCCATACACGGAAAACACCGATGATAGCGGCTCCGGTTCGGTAACCGTACTTGAGGGCGGCGGTTACAAGGTTACCATCGAGAAGGAGAATTAAAAATGGCAATCAATTACATCCCTGTTTTTGCAGCACCTATTACGTTTGACAAAGCTAAGTCTTATAAAGCGCATACCATTGTCATGGATGGTAACTACATCTATGTAAGTAAAAAAGACGTTGCGGCTAACAGCACAATCACCGACACAACGGTCTGGTTCAAAATCGCAGCAAACAATGCGGTGCTTAACACTTTGACCACGACCGCGAACGCTGCGAAGACTGCAGCCGATACCGCTACCACGACCGCGAACG